ACTGTTTTTCTCGTGTTCATATTTCTTAAACGTTTTAAATTATTATTCTGTTACTTTTTTATCCGTTTTGACGAACTATCGTTCTAACTCCGTTGTTTTCACTTTGGTTTACAATATCCGTTCCCGTTCCTGCTGTTTTACCTATTCCTTGTGCTTCTAAACTTCCGTCACAACATTTTTTTGAGTAAGTTCCGTCTTTACATAAACATCCTCTTTTGCCTCCTTTTGGGCTTGGTATTTTTTCTGCCATTTTAGTTTATTTAAATTGGTTTGTTATATTCATTAATTAACTTTTCAACTCCTTGAATAAAAGCATAACTTTGTTTTCCGTTTTTATATGCAGGTATAGAATTAAAATCAATTCCTAATTCTTTTGATTGAACTGCCATTTTTTCTAAATCGTTACTTAAACTATCTGTTAAACTTTTCGCAGGTGCTTTATATGTATTCAATTGCTTTCTTAAATCTTGAATACGTTTTTCCGCAATACTAAATTCATTTTCTAATTGTTCCACTTTTGAAATTAAATCATTTGCTTTTTTAGAATTTGAATTTATATCGTCAACTAAAGCTAACTCAACGTGCATTCCTAATTTAACTTCTTGAGCGTTCTTTTCTAACTCAGCTACTTTCTTAAATATGCTGTTTAACTTGTTCATTTTAATAATTCTTTAAGTTGATTAATTATATCTTGTTTCTCTTGGCTCATTTCGTATTTGTCTGCAAAGTAACCTTCAATTGAAAAGCCTTTTACTTTACCTGCTTTTACGTCCTTCCAAATATCCTCGTTGTTTACTTTCATAGCAATCATCCAAGTTCCTTTTGGTAAACTAAAACCGTATTCTTTAGATTTGTCCATTTCAGGATTGTCAATCACCCAACTTTCAACAACACTCATCCCGTTTAACTTTTCTTTGTGTTCGTATGTAGCGTTGTTTTGATTTGAGCGCATTAAAAACAATTCAGAAGCCCTTTTAATAGTGTCCTCGCTGAAATAGATATAGTATCCGTTTCCGTCTTTGTCTGCTCTTAAAATTTGTTTGTTAGGAACTAATGCAGCACCCATTAAGATTTTCTTTTCTGCATCAACTTCTTTTAGTTCTATTTCGTGTTTTGAAAGGGCTATAAAGTTTTCTTCTATTGCAGGTGAATGAACTACCGATACTGCGTGGATTCCTGTTTGTAAATCGTTCTCGTCAATAATTAACTCGATTATTTTCTTATCCATAATTTCTAAACGTTATAATGTTGCGTTTTGTAACCTATTTCTATCTAATGCTTGTGCCGTTGTAACTTCGCCACTTACTACATATGCTTGTGTTGGCGTTTGTTGTAATTGTGCTAATTGATTAATTCCCGAACTTCCTATGATACTAAAGTTTGGAGCAGCCATTTGTGGAGCACCACCACCTCCGCCACTTGGAGCACCACCACCACCACCCGAAGAACCACCGCCTTCAAATTTCTGAGAAGCAATTTTAGCTACATTTGCTAACCCTGCAAATACTGCAGCACCTGCAGCAACAGCACCCCTAATAGGTGAAGACGGGTCAGGAACTGGAACGAATTGAGACGCATAGGCTTGTGTTGCACTTTGGTATGTTGCCATCGTTGCACTTGCTATTTGAGCACCTTTATTTATTCTAAATGCATTACGTGCTGCCCTTTCAGATTTTTTACCAAATAATTCTGTTAAAGTTTGAATAGTTGAAAGTCCTGATTGAGCCATTTCAATAGCAAAATCTCTATTTCGCTTTTTTCTTGCAGCGTCTTCTGCTTCTTGAGCAGCAATTTTATCTAAATAGTCTTTATTAGATTGAACTCGTATTTCATTTTGTTGTCTTTGGAATTCAGTTTCACTTTGCTCTTGTAACATTCTTTGATTAGAAGCGTCCAAAACTGATTTGGTTCTTAACCTATCTTCGTTTAAATATTTCTCTTGATGTTCTTTTTGTTTGCGTTCTTCTTCGCTTAATGCGTCTTCTTGATTCTTTATAGAGTCTTCAACGGCTTGTTTATCTATTGCTTGAACTTGTAATTGGAAACCTGCCTTTTGGTTTTCTAAGTCTTTTAGTTGTTTTTCAAGTTCCTTTCGTGTTTTTTCACCTTCCGCTTGTACCTCTGGAACATTAAATATAGAACCTGCAATAAAACCGCTGAACTTATTTTGCATATCCTCCATAGTTTTACCCATATCGAATGCAATGACTTTTCCAAAACCTAAGGCTTCAGAAACTTTATTTGCTCCTGCAATAGCCATATCAATAGGCATCAACATTAACTTAGGTAAGAATAACGCCGTGTCTAAAATAAAATCAACTATTTGCTTAGTTAGGTTATAATTTTTTATAGCTGCTTCTTCTTCGGCTTTACTCGTTAGAATAACATTCTTTAATTCGACTTTTCCTAATTCAATTGCCGTGTTTACTTTGGCTATTTTTAAATTTAGAATTTCACGTTCGCTTTTCCCCTGTAACTTTAAAATGTTATCTTGAGCATCTAATGTTTCTAATTCAGCTTTAGATGTTTCGAAATTAGCTTTAGACGCTTCATTTAATTTTTGTTGCTCCTCTGTTACACCACTAACGGCAGCTTTTATGTCATCCCAATACGCAACAACAGTTCCTAAAGCAACAACAAAAAGACCTATTCCTGTAGCTGCTAAAGCACCTCTAATTCCTTTTAATGCATTTACGGCTACCGTTCCTAATTGTTTAAAAGCACGTCCTGCATCTTCTAAGCCTTCTAAACCTTGTGCTAAAGCCATTGCACTTTGAACACGAAGCATAGTTTCTTGTAGTTTTTCAGATTCTACTCCTACTAAACCCATTGCACCTTCTACGGCACTAAAACCACTTGCAACAGAACTAACAGCTTTACCTACGGCATTAAACGCACCCTCGCCTTTGAATGCTGCGATAGCATCGTTTGTATCTTCGATTTGGTCTTTTAAACTTGCTGCTCTTTTAGCTGCTTCTGCTGCTTGTTGAGATGTTTCACCATACGCTTGTGCAACACGTTGTAATTCAACAACGGCTTCTTTGTATTGTTGTTTAAGTGTTTTGCTATTATCTTGAATTTCTAATTCAATTACTCTTTTTTCTGCCATTGCGTTTTACTTTTAATTCTCTAAATGATTGTTTCCAAATGTCTTTAACCGAGTCTTTTAATTCGTGTTTACCTTTGGCTATTTCTATATTCTCGCTATATCCTACGTGGTCAGCAAGTTTTAACATATCTATTATCTGCTTTATCATTGTTGTAATATTATTTGTTGATAGACTTGTGTTCCGTTTGTAAATGTGTACGTAATTACTAATGTAATAACTTGAGTAGTTGAATTTTCAGTTATTAAGTTTTGAAATTCTTCTGTAATTAAAAAGTCTGAGTTTTCAGCTAATAAAAAGGATGTTGTATTTGCATTTGCAGGTACACAAACCTCAACCGCTTGACTGCTTGTAATTGTACTCGGTGTAATTGTAACTCCCGAATACGAAGTAGTAATTGTAGCACTTATTGCTCCATTTATAAAAGGTATTTTAACATCAATACATTGAGCATCACTTGTAATAGTTATAGGCTTACCTCCGTCCATTGGTCTAAAATCTAAATACAAGCTAAAGTTTACTTCGCCTGTTGTTAAGTTAGATTTCATTTCGTTAATAATATAACGCTTGTCCCTTATTATTACTCTATCGTTTAATCTTAGGTTTGTTAAAAGTGAAATAGGAAGGTTCGTCTTTACGTATGTTAATCTATTCTTTAGATTATAAAGATTCATTAAGTACGGAAAATAATATTCAGCATATAAACCATTTTGAATAGTCTCTAAGTGAATAATGGAATTTTCCGCTCCAAAGTTTAAACTATATTTCGTGTTTTGGTAAGTTAAATCTTGACCGAATAAAGCATAACTTGAAATATTGTCGTGGCTTGAGCCATTAAAAAATTTAATATTATGCGAAAGCGTACCACTTGAACCATACAAATAAAGTAGGATTGGTTTTGGCGTATATGCTTGATAGTTTTCGTTTAAACAATACCCAAAGATTGCATATTGTGACGGCGTGTTTGTTTTTTCTGCTCTTGTAAATAACAAGTTTTCAAAAGGAACTTCTATTGCGTATTCACTACCATCATAAGCAAATTGATACTCCGTGTTTCCGTATTCTGTATTGGCTAATTTAAAGAACTGTCTATTAACAAAACTTTCAGACTGCTGATATTTAAAAGCTATTTTTTTATACAACTTAATACGCTCCACATCTATTGAATCAATGTCCGTGTATTCGGTTATATCAACTATCGCTCCTTCTTGATACCAATCGTCTAAAGGTAAAATCTCGAATACGTCTTTATCTACGCCTACGCAAGTTGCATTAAACTCTTTTAAAACACCACTAAAGAAATCTGAAACTTTAATATCAGGTAAAGTATTATTTAAACTTACGTTTCCTGTTAATACGGTTGGCACGGTGCTTACTTGAGCATAATTAGTTAAACCATTTACCCCTTGTATTTGATACGTTATTAATAACTCAACGGTCATATTATCCGTAGCCTTTAACTTAAATGTTAATGTAGTATCTAATCCTGCTGTATTTATTATTTGAATAAATCCTATAACTCCATTGCTATCGCCAGTAAATGTTTGATAGTAATTACCATCTTGATATGCTTCTATGTAAAAAGTTCCTGCAACTGAAACGCTTAAAACATCAAAAGTTATTACGTGTGCAACTACTCCAACTGCTTCAATAATATTTATCTTGTCTTCATAAATATCTATGTAAGCTAAATCGCCTGGATTAGGAATATTTGGGTCTTCAATTACCGTTGTAGTAACTTGGTCTAAAAGAATATCCGATATTTCTGTAAAGTATTGATATTCTATTGCGTTTTTACCATACAAGAAAACATTTGTAAATCTCGGGTCTGTTAAAAATGTACCCGTAAATGTTATTCCATATTGGGCTTCAATTGCTTCAAATAACTTACTTACTTTAACTGCAGGAAACAACTCCTCAAAACTTATTGCGTGTGACGTGTTTGTTACGTCTTCACCTGCGTGTTGATACGTCCAAAGCCTATTACTTGCTATTAAAGGGTAACGAACATCGTAATCAGTTGCTAAATCCGTTATTCTATTATAAATATTAGCTGCAGTAAATTGAAACTCTAAAGATGTTAAATTTAATAAGTTTAATTTGTCTTCTCCAAAAGCATCTTTTAAGGTTCTTATTTCTCCGTAAAAAGTTAACTGATAGTTTTCAGGTAGTCCGTCTTTTATATTCGCCTTTTCAATCTGTATTTTACCACGTCTAAATGTCGTTAAATCAATTTCAATGATAGCAGAACGTCTTATATTATGGTCAATAGTAGAATCTACATCCGACTGATAGAAGTGCTGAAATATCGCATTATTTACTGTCGAAGCAGGAACGGTAAACGATTGAGAAAAGTCGGTAAATACTTTTGAAATGTCTGAAATATTCTGAACGCTTGACGTAATTTGTATTTGCTCATCGTTAAATAATTCAATTCTATTACCTTCAATATATACTTGAACTTGTCTCATATTACATTGTTTATTCCATTAAATGCAAACTCAAACTCTAATTGGTAGTTAATTGTTTTCGTGTTTATGGATTTAAATAATTCAGTTGATTTTGTATTCAGTTTAACAGGTAAGCTATTTATTAAAATCCTTTCACTTGCCATAAGTTGTTTAAGTAAATCTTTGTAATCTTCATCAACCCAATCCGTGTTTACTTTGATTGTTTTTTTAACAGTTGTATTAAATACTTTTCTTTGACCTTCTAAAGTGCTATAATTAGTTATTGAAGATTGCATTAAATTGTATTCCGAGTTTTCAAAAGCGTAAGTATCATTTGACGCTGCATAAAACCACGTTCTTTGCCACGCTCCATACTTATTTACAAAGTCACATAAAACAGCATCGTATTTACAATTCTGTTTAGGAACAAGATATGCCGTCCATATTGTAATGTTTGAATCGTCTAATATTTCTAATTTGTTGCCATCAGCGTAATAATTTGCGTAAACTCTTGGAACGTTTGTAAATCTATTGTTTGTTAGGTTTTGAGTAAACGTTGCTCCCGTGTTTAAATTAGTGTATTTAGCTTTATATCCAGTTGTTGCGTAAACGGTAACATATCCTGCTCTTCTGCTTAATGTTGTACTCGGGTTTTCTCCGTCGTAATAATAATTGAACGTTCCTTGTTCGTGTAAAATATCATAAAATAAATTAGGGTTAGTTCCCTCTTCATAATATCCAAAACCATCGTATGCTTTTACAGTTGTTGTATTTAGCAAAGTATAAACACCTCCGTCTAATTTGTATCTTTTATAAATTACATTGCACCATTGCTCGTTTGTAGCTGCAGGATAAGTATTGTATATTTCAAATCTTGTATCAAATGATATGAATTCACGGATGTAAGGGCTAATATTATAATACGTGTTTACGTTGTTTGCAGCAGGTATTAATTTAGACAAAGTATATGACGGGTTTGCAGGTGCTGCTCCCGTGCCATTCCATAAAAACAATTCTACTTTAGAACCCTCTTGTCCTGTTTCTGAAATTTCTACTATAAAGGGTGAACGTGCGAAAATACTCATTTCTTAAATGTTTGATTCATAATGTCATTAAATAAAGTCTCTACGTCTAATCCGTAGCTTTCAATCATTTCATCAGGCAAGTTTTTAAATGCTGCTTCAAATGGTTTTGTAAAAAATAAACTCGGTTTTATTCCCTTCTCAAATATAGAACGAGCAATAGCGAAGTTTAATCCTTTTCGTGTTTGAAATTGACCGCCTGATTTTCTTGGTGCAATACCTTTACGAATAGTCCATTTATCAAAAGCACTCGGTGGTGGCATCTTATTCGTGTATTTAAATGGCGTATCATATTTCTTTTTAGTTCCTGAAACACCTTTATCTTGATAAAATCCGTACTCCTCCATATCAAAGTAAATACCTATTGAATTTGGAAAAGCCTTTGATTCACCTTTAATTGAATTGTAAAGTTTCTTAGATACGTTTTTACCGTAGGTTGTTAAGTTTCTTTTGGCTTGACTAACTACGTGCTGAATAAATCGTTTTAATGTTTCTTCTCGATTATTCATTACATATCGTCATTTCGTTGCCTATCAAATAATCAAACGTCATTGTCCAACCTGCTAAATTATTTTCGAACCGTTCTATAAAAGGCTCACAAGTTGGGTTACCATCTATAATTCCTAAGTTTAAAAAGTAATCGCCACGAATCAATTTGTCGTAAACACGGTTTAACATTGTTATCTGAGTATTCAATACATCTTGTTCGTTGTCGTTACCTATAAATATATCCGTTGTTTCGTCTTTTGATATATCCACAACGTCCATAGCAATTATAGAAATATTATAACGAATAACATTATTTTCAAACGTTGCATTGTTTACCATAATATGAGCCAAAGGAAACAAAGTCTGTTTAGATAAATCAACTTGAAAAATATCACCTTCCGTAACCGTTGTAACTAAATCAGTTGCTTCTAATTCAGATTTTAAAATGTTTAATATTCCGTAATAACTCATATCTATTTTTTTATTTGTCTATTTAATTCACGTTGCTCAATTTCTGTTTTTTGCTTTTCGAAAGTAAGGTAGGTAAGTGCTGTTGTAAGTGGAAGTCTGGTAACTTCATTAAACTTTGTGATGTCTCCCTTAGCTGCTGCATATATGCTTTGATACCAACCCCATTGCTTTGTAAATTGAGTTCTTTCGCTAAAGTCTGAGACATTTCCTTGCTCTTCATTATCTCCGTCTCCAAATAATGTATCGTAGCCTTTAATAACTCGTTCTCTAAATTGTAAAAAAAAACCTTTGCAGAAAGTGCTATATCTAAAGGAGCGTATTCCATAATTTCGGAATAGTTTATAGTAGAAACATAAGGCTCTATTTTATACTTGTCTCCGTGTTTTTCTACTATTGGACGGTACATTACCGCCATTGCTTTATGAAACGTGCTTAAATCGCTTATATTCGCCTCAAGGTCTATGTATTCACCCCAAGTCATATTCTCTAAGTTAGGAATAAAACCAAATTCAGTTCCTGCAATAGTAAATCTATTTTTAAATTCCGTCTTTTGCTGAAACATTGTAGCAAAATGTACGCTTAACGCTTCAACTTCTTTAAATGGAATCTTAACTACGTCTTTTAATTCAATACCACAAAAACATTGAATCATTTTTTCAGCTAAAAACACCTCATCATTCGTCTTTTGGGCTACTGCTAAAAACTTTTGATAGTGCGTTAAAGGTATCTCACTTAACTTTGTTGGAATTACTAATTCTAACTTCATATTATTTAAACGTTTTATTGTGTTTCTTGTAGTACACGGCTACGGCATACGCCTCACCAAGTAACATTAAATGTTTTCTTATACTTTGGGCGTCGTTAAAAACTATCTTCACACGTTTACCCGTCCGAATATACACGTAATGCTCAACTTCTCGGGTCATTATCGGTGTGTCGTCTGTCATTAACGTAAATTATATGTGCCGTAATTTTTCTTTAAACCTAATGTTTCCATTTCGTGGTAACGTAAAGCATCAATAGCGTGGTTATTCGTGTCAATAGGTTTGTTTAATCGTGTTCCTGCTTTATCTACACCCCAACAGTACGCTCTAAGTTCTTTGATTAAATTAACGCTATTAGACGTCACTAAATATTCTTGTTGTTGCATAACATCAATTCCATAGTTTATTGAGTCCTTGCCTTTTGTAACGCCTTTAATTGTTATTCCGTAGCGTCTTATTTCGTCTATTGATTTAGGTTCTGAACTATCAGCGTCTAAACCAATACCCACTAAACGAGCATCACTCGGTAACTGGTCTATTTGTTTCCAGTTGCTAAATATAACGCCCTCTAACATTCCTATTTCACCTAATCCATAAACACGCCACCAATTAGCCCAATAACTACTTGTAGCTGATTTCTCGCGGTTTTTTTCTATTTGTTCGACTATGGAGTTATCTAAGGCTTCGTTGTCTTTGTAAGTAAGAATTATAAAGTCTGCATCGGGTTCGTCTTTTAGTTCGGTGTGGACCCAAAATTCATTCGCTGGGTTAAAGTCTAAAAATACTTCTTTTTTAGTCCGTATAGCAAGTTCATTATAAGACTCAAAGGTAACATTATTGCATTCGTTAATATAAAGAATGTCACGCCGAGCACCACGTAGCTTAGAGCTATCATCCGCACTAAAAAATTCAAAAACACTCCCATTTTTAAAATTGTAGGTTAATAAAGATTTGTTAAACTGTTCATCGTTATATCTATTAGTCCATTTAAGTATTTTAAGAAAGTCTTTTAATGCTCCTCTTCTAAGATGAGGTATTGATTCAGCAACTACGCTTATTTCAAGTCCTGGCGTTCTTATTGCTTTGTTTATTAAGACTGCTAAAATGGAATACGTTTTCGAAGCTGCCGTGCCTCCTTGTATTATTTTAGTTCGTCTTTTTAAAGCAAGAACCTTGTTGGTTGCGCTTGTTCTTTTAAACATAACTCCATTTAAAACCATACATCGTTGGCTTTTTACCTGCACAACATTTTTGAATATTTGCTTTATTTAAACCTAATTCTTCTTGAATATGTCCAAACCCATCCCAAATTTTAATTACATTTCCATTTAATGTTTTTTGATAAACTTTTTTAGATTGAGATTTTCTTGTATTTTCTTTAGCCGTTATCCATTGAAGATTCATTATATTATTATTTTTTTTATTACCATCGATATGGTCAACTTGTAATAAATTTAAATCGTTATCTATAAAATGTTCAGCAACCAATCTATGAATAAATATATTCTTTTGTTTATTATTAATACTTAATCTAACAAAAAAATAACCATCCCTATGGTTTAATTTACTTAATTGTTTTTCTTTACCTATATGACTAATTACATTTCCATAATTAGAAATAGAATATCGGTTATAATAACCTTTAATTTTAACGTATTGTTCCATAGAACAAATATACAAAAAATTATTTACTTGCGGTCGTCCTCTTGAACATCAGGAAATAATGGTTGTTCTAAAATCGTTTGTTCTATTTGTTGTAAAGGTGCACCGTATGCTGAGTTCATTAACTCTTTATAAGCTGAAACATCACCCTCTCGCATTTTCTTAACCATCGCCAAAGTTCCTAAATCTTCTTGGGTTAAAATTTCTTCAACCCCTGTAATTGGGTTCTTTGCTTTTTGTGTTGTTTCTAACCATTGACGTGCTATTGTGCTACGGTTTTTACTTCCTTTAGGTCTTCCGTTAGGGTTTCCGCTTTCGCCTTTTTCCCAAGCTGGTTTTAAATTATCTTCTTTTGCCATTTCGGTGTTTTTTCGG